GGCGTCCACGCCGGTCATGGTCTGAGACAGCCACTTGGCGCCACGGTCAAGAATCAGCGTCCCGCCGCCGCCAGCCGCCGCCTCTTTTTTGATCCAGGCGTTGAGCTTGTCATATTGGCGCAAAAGGCAGAAGCGGGGGAGCCCGCCCGGGGGCTGGCCGCAAGCCCAAGCCGCCGACGACGATTGCCCCGGAAACAGCCGGGGTTGTGGATGGTGAGCCATTCGACCCGCGGCCAACCCTGGAGCTTGTCGCCTTGGGACATATGGAGGTCAGCCCGGCGCAGCTCAAAGCCTTGACCGCGCTGCTGCCCTACGTCCACAGCAAGAAGGGCGAAGGCGGCAAAAAGGACCAGCGGGCCGACGCCGCGAAAAAGGCCAACGTGGGGCGGTTTACCCCTGCAGCACCCCCGCGCCTGGTGGCCGCTGGCGGTAAGAAGCTCTGACCGTGGCCACAAAGGAACGGGAAAAGGCGGCAGCGCGCCGCGCGGCGAAGCATGCCGGCCGGCCAAAGTGGTCCACCTCATGCCCGGATTGGGCGACCAGGCTGCGCGCCCGTCAGTCGATCATCCCGCCGCCGATCTTTGCCGACCAAGCGCAGGCGGCGCTGGCCATCTTCAAAGAGCTGCGAGTGGTGGACCTGCCCGGCAAGCCCACCTTTGGAGAGTGCTCGGAGCCCTGGGTTTTTGACTTCGTGGCCGCCATCTTTGGGGCCTATGACGCCGAAAGCGGCGACCAGCTGATCCGCGAGTTCTACCTCCTGATCAGCAAGAAAAACACCAAATCAACCATTGCGGCCGGCATCATGCTGACGGCGGTGATCCTGTGCTGGCGGGAAGAGGAAGAGCATCTGATTCTGGCCCCCACAAAAGAGGTGGCCGACAACAGTTTTAAGCCCGCGGCCGGGATGATCCGGGCCGATGACGAGCTTTCCGCCTTGTTCCACGTCCAGGATCACGTGCGGACCATCACCCACCGCGTCACCCGGGCCAGCCTCAAGGTGGTGGCCGCCGACACCGACACGGTATCAGGCAAGAAGTCCGGCAAAGTGCTGGTGGACGAGCATTGGCTGTTTGGCAAGCAGTCCAAGGCCGAAGCGATGTTCATGGAGGCCACGGGCGGCCAGGTATCGCGTGATGAGGGCTGGGTGATCTACCTGACCACGCAAAGCGACGAGCCTCCGGCCGGCGTGTTCAAGGAAAAGCTGAACTATTACCGGGACGTGCGGGACGGCAAGATCCACGATCCGAAGTCCTTGGGCGTGCTGTACGAGTTCCCGCCCGAAATGATCGCCAGCAAGGAATACCTGGACCCGGACAACTTCTACATCACAAACCCCAATATCGGCCGGTCTGTAAGCGCCGAATGGCTGGAAGACCAGCTGAAGAAAGTGCAAGCCCGCACCGATGGGCCATTCCAGCAGTTCCTGGCCAAGCACCTGAACATAGAAATTGGCCTGAACCTGCGGACCGACCGTTGGGCCGGGGCCGACTTCTGGGAAGAGGCCGAAATTGTCCTGACGCTGGACGACCTGCTGCGCCGCTGCGAGGTTGCGGTGGTGGGTGGCGACGGCGGCGGGCTGGACGACCTGCTGGGCCAGGCTGTAGTTGGGCGCGAGCGCGAGACGGGCCGGTGGTTGGCGTGGTTCCACGCCTGGGCGCACAAGATCGCGCTGGAGCGCCGCAAGGAAATCGCCCCGCGGCTGCTGGACTTTCAGCGCGAAGGCAGCCTGACCATCGTGGACCGGCCCGGCCAGGACGTGCAGGAGTTCGTTGACAACGTGTGCCGCGTGCGGGACGCCGGGCTACTGCCTGAAAAGCAGGGTATCGGCGTGGACGCGGCCGGAATCGGTGACATCGTGGACGAGCTACAGGCCCGGGACTTCGATATTGCCGTTGACGTGGTGGCAGTAAGCCAGGGATGGCGGCTCAACGGTGCAATCAAGACCACCGAGCGCAAGCTGGCCGGCGGCGACCTGCTGGTGGCCAAGTCCGGCCTGATGCCCTGGAGCGTCGGAAACGCCCGCACCGTTCAGCAAGGCAACGCCGTGTCAATCACCAAGCAGGCCAGCGGGACGGCGAAGATCGACCCGCTCATGGCGCTATTTGATGCCGTGTCATTGATGGCGCTGAACCCTGAGGCCAACAGCGGCATGAATTCGTATTTTGCGTATGCGGCTAACAAGGCTCGCGCGCTTCAAGAGGCGGGATAGCCCATGAACATCTGGCAACGCATCACGGCCGGCTTCCGCGAACGGCCGCAGCAGCAGCGCACCTACCTGTCGCATTCCCAGGCCGGAGTTGTGGTCACGGAAGACACTGCGCTGACCTTCGGCGCCTGGTGGGCGGCCGTCAGCCTCATCTCCCGTACCGTAGCCGGCCTTCCGTGGGGCGTTTACCAAAAGACGCAGGCGGGACGCGAAGAGCTGTACAACACCGTCAGCTGGCTGCTGAACAGTCAGCCCAACCCGGAAATGACGGCGTTTTCATTCCGTGAGGCGCTGATCGCCCATGTACTCAACTGGGGCAACGGGTACGCGGAAATCGTTTATGACCTGGCTGGCCGCCCGGCACAGCTGTGGCTGCTGGCGCCTGATCGGGTTTACCCGGAGCGCAACGAACAAACCGGCGCGCTGCAATACCGCGTGACCAACGGCGACGGCTCGCAGAGCATCATGGAGCCCTGGCAGATCCTGCACCTTCACGGCCTGGGGTGGGACGGCATCATGGGTTACAGCCCGGTGCGCATGGCTGCCCGGTCCATTGGCGTCGGCATCGCGCAGGAGACGTTTGCTCAATCGTTCTATGCCAACGGCGCAGTGTTTGGCACGATGGTGGAGCTTCCCACCAAGAGCATGACGGCGCAGCAGATTGCAGACGCCGAGACTTCCCTGAACGCATCGCTGCGCGGCCCCGCAAAGGCGTTTTCCACGAAGGTGGTCCCGGAAGGCAGCACACCGCACAAGCTGACGATGCCGCTGCAGGACGCGGAATTCATCGCATCGCGCAAGCTGTCGGTTACCGAGGTTGCGCGCTGGCTCGGTGTTCCTCCCCACAAGCTGGCCGACCTGGAGCGGTCAACCAACAACAACATCGAGCACCAAGGCATTGAGTTTGTGGTGGACGCTATCGTGCCGTGGTGCATCCGCCTTGAGCAAGAGGCCAATGTGAAGCTGATCGGCGCGCGTTCGCAGGGCAGGGTTTTCACAAAGCTGACCGTGTCCGGGCTGATGCGCGGGGATGCGAAATCGCGGGCCGAGTATTACAAGACGATGCGCGACATCGGCGTCTTGACGGTGAATCAGATCTTGGCATTGGAAGACATGAACGGCATCGGGCCGGCTGGCGATGCACGACTGGTGCAACTGAATCAGACCACGCTGGACTACCTGGTGGAAAACCCGGGAATGAAGTCAAACCCAAGTCCGGCGCCCGCGCCGCAACAGCCGCAAGAGCCAGACGACCCCGAGGAAACAACCCAGCCCACCAACGTCATCCGCGCCAGCGCATTGGCGTGGGCGCGTCAAAGGAAAAACTCATGACCATCAAATTCCAAGCCCGCGGCAGCCGCGGCGAAATCTGGCTCTATGACCAAGTGGGTCAGAGCTTTTGGGGCGATGGCGTCACCGCCAAGTCGTTTCAGAAAGACCTGGCCGCGCTGGGCAAGGTGACGAACATCGACCTGCGCATCAACAGCCCGGGCGGCGATGTGTTCGAGGGCTTCGCCATTTACAACCAACTGGCCCAGCACCCTGCAAACATTGACGTCTATGTTGACGGCGTGGCCGCGTCCATCTCATCGGTCATTGCCATGTGCGGCAACAAGATCCACATGGCTAAAAACTCCATGATGATGATCCATAACCCGCAGGGCGTTGCCATCGGTGACGAGCGGGAAATGGACCGCGTCAAGGCCCTGCTGAAGCAGGTCAAGAGCAACCTGACCAGCACCTACACCGCGCGCACCGGCAACAAGGCCGAAAAGGTCGAAAACTGGATGGACGAGGAAACCTGGTTCACCGCCGATGCTGCGGTGGAAAACGGCTTTGCGGACACCGTGATCGCCGCGCAAGCCGTTTCCGCCTGCTTCGACCTGTCGCCCTTCCGCAATGTGCCGGCCGCCTACAAGCAGCGCCTGGCCAATTCCATCGCCACACCCGAGCTGGATGTGCGCCGCCACCAAATTGCTGACCAGCAGCGCCGCTTCGCCGCGCGCTCCTGACGCCAAAGAATCCGGCTCGCCGGAAACCCCGTAGCCGCCCGCAAGGCGGCTTTTTTTATTCCTGAAAGGTAACACCATGAACCACGCCAAGAAGACCATCGCATTGCATGCGCTGGCGATGGCCGCCCTCGCCGTCACGGCGGGTTCGGCCGTGATCCAAAACGACGCGGAACTCGCCGCGATCCAGAACCTCAAGTCTCGCCTGGGCGAGCTGAGCGAAACCAGCCGGGCCATCCAGGCCAAGGCCGACGCTGAAAAGCGCGACCTGAACGCGGATGAGCAGAAGGAGCTGGACGCCTGCTTGGAGGAATTCGACCAGGTTGAGGCCGACATTGGCCGCCGCGAGCGCATCGTTGCGCAAGCAGGCCGCCTGGCAATGCCCACCGCTCGCGTCACGCAGCCTGATCCCGTGGTCGTCACTGACCCGGTGCAGCAGCCCACCAACAACGCCCGCCCGTCCTCCGGTGTGGGTCGTGATGGTCTGCGCAACACCCGCGTGTCCACGCTGGAAGAGCGCCAACGCTGGGGCTTCACCAACATGGGCGACTTCGCCATCGCAGTGCGCGGCGCTGTGCTGAACCCGTCCAACATCGACGGCCGCCTGACGAATGCCGCAGCCAGCACCTACGGCTCCGAGGCTGTCGGCGCTGATGGCGGCTTTGCGGTACCCCCGGAATGGCGCGCTGAAATCATGAAGCAAGTTGACGCTGAAGACGGCTTCCTGAGCATGACCGATGTGCAAACCATCACCGGCAATTCGATCACCTACCCGGTGGACGAGTCGCCGGCCTGGGCCTCCAGTGGCGGCATCCGCGCCTACTGGGACGGCGAAGCCAGCACGATGACCCAGTCCAAGCCGGTGCTCAAGGACCTGACGGTCAAGACCCACCGCCTGACTGCGTTGGTGCCCATCACGGAAGAGCTGCAGTCTGACGCTTCGGCCATGTCCAGCTACATCACCGGCAAGGCAGGCGAAGTGATCGCTTTCAAGCTGAACGACGCCATCCTGAACGGTACGGGCGCCGGCCAGCCGCTGGGCATCATGAACGCGCCCTGCACCGTGACGGTGTCCAAGGAGAGTTCGCAGACGGCGGGCACCGTTCACGGCCGCAACGTGCTGAAGATGATGGCGCGCATGCCGGCGTCCAGCTTCAAGCGTTCGGCGTGGCTGGTCAACCAGGACGTTCTGCCCCAGCTGGGCGGCCTGGCCATGGACGTGACCAAAGCTGACGGCACCGCCGCTGGCGCTGGCATCCTGTACATGCAGCCGCAAGGCCTGGCAAACCAATCGGCTTTCGGCTCCATCCTGGGACGCCCGATCATCGTGACCGAGGCCTGTCAGACGGTGGGCACGGCTGGCGACATCGTCCTGGCCGACATGAGCAAGTACCTGTCTGTCGTCAAGGGCGGGCTGAAAACGGACTACTCGATCCACCTGTGGTTCGACCAGGCCATCAACGCCTTCCGTTTCATCTTGCGCATGAACGGCCAGCCCTGGCTGTCGGCCCCCATCACGCGCAAGAACGGCAGCAACACGCTGTCGCACTTCGTGACGCTGCAGACCCGCAGCTAAACGGCCATGGGCGGGCCTTAACTGGCCCGCCCAAACCCAACACCGAAAGGAAAAAATCATGACTGTCTCTCTGAACGGCCGGCTCGATGAGCAGGTCACCACCGTGGTGGCCGCCGCTGGGCTGCTGCTGACCTCGACCCTGGGCGATACGACCTATGTGTCGCTCAAGAACTTCCGCAAAATCCAGATAGTGATCTCGATTGCCGACGGCACCACCGTGACCGGCTCGACCATCACGCTGAAGCAGGCAACGGCTGTTGCGGGCACTGGCGAAAAGGCCCTGGCCTTCACGCGCATGCTGGCCAACGTCGATTACGCCGCGTCCAAGACGATGGTGGAAACGGCCGTGACCTCCAACACGTTCACGACCCAGACGACCAACTCCAAGGACTCGCTGTACATCATCGAGGTGGACTCGCAAGACCTGGACGTGGCCAACGGCTTCGACTGCATCCGCGTTGACGGCACCGGCCATGCGGCGACCTCTTCGCGCGGCGTGGTCGTGCTTTACAACCTGTTCGGCGCTCGCTACTCAGGTGCCAACCCGCTGATCGACTGATCGGCCGCTACGTGAAGGGGCCTCTTCGGAGGCCCTTTTGCATAGGGGAAGCCCATGAAATTCAAAGTCATCACCGCAGTGGGCACTGAGCCCATCACGCGGGCCGAGGCCAAGCTGCACCTGGGCCTGGACGACATGAGCGGCTCACACCCGGATGACGCCATTATTGATGCCCTGATTACAGGATCCCGCCAGCACGCCGAGCACTACACCAAGCGCGCGCTGGCTCAGCAGACGCTGGAGGCGGCTCTCGACGCCTTCCCGGACAGCGATGACGACCGCATTGACCTGCCGCGCGCTCCGGTGGCCAGCATCACCAGCGTGAAGTACACCGACACCAGCGGAACCGAACAGACGATTTCCGGCAGCGCCTATGCCCTGAGCACCTACGGGGAATCGCGCACCGTGGCGCCCACCAGTGGGAACTACTGGCCGGCAACGCAGGACATTCCTGACGCCGTTCGCATTCGCTATGTGACCGGCTACGGGGCGACCGGGGCCGGTGCTGAGTACGCCACGCTGCCTAAAGCCGTGCGCCAGGGCATGCTGATGCACATCAGCCTGACCTACCCCCGAAACGTGTTCACGCCAGCTGAGCGCGAGGCCATGGAAACCGCCCGCGATTCGCTGCTGAACACGATCAAGGACTGGAGCTTTTCGTGAATCCAGACCTGGGGCCGCTGGATCGGCGCATCCGCATCGAGCAGCAAGGCACGACGGACGGCGCCTATGGACCGCAGCCAGGCTCCTGGACGACCTTCGGGACGTTCTGGGCAACGGTTCAGGAAGTGCTGCCCAGCCGCGGCGAAAGCCAGGCCGACGGCATCCGCATTGCAGAGCGCCCGGCGCGCGTGCGCATGCGCTACGTGCCCGGCATCAACAGCGCCATGCGGGTGATCTACCTGGACCGCAGCGACCGGGTGATGAAGATCATCGCCCAGCCGGTGGAGCTGGGGCGGAAATTTGGACTGGAGTTCATGGCGGCAGACTTCACGACCACGGGCAACGCGACATGAGCGACATCCGCGTCAAGGGTCTGGCCGACCTGAACAAGTTTCTCCAGCAGTTGCCCGCCAAGGTAGAGCAAAGCGTCCTGCGCGGAGCGCTGCGGGCTGGCGCCAATGTCGTGATGGCAGAGGCTAAGGCCAATGTCCCGGTGGACAGCGGCCAGCTGCGTGACGGGCTCAAGGTCAGCACCAGCAGCCGGCGCGGCCGCGTGACCGCCAAGGTCAAGGCGACAGGCAAGCACGCATTTATTGCCCCCTGGCTGGAATACGGTACGGCGGCCCACAAGATCACCGCCAAAAAGGGAAAGGGCCTCTTTTTCGGCGGCTTGTTTGTCAAGGGCGTCCAGCATCCGGGAGCCAGGCCAAAGCCGTTCCTGCGCCCGGCGCTGGACGGCCGCGCGCAAGACGCTGTAGTTGCCGCTGCACAGTACATGAAGCGGCGCCTAGCCACAAAGAACGGGCTGGACACCTCATCCGTGGAGATTGAAGCCGAATGACCACCACCTGGAAAATCCCCGCCGACTGGCAAGGCCAGACCGTGGCCGTTCTGGCTTCTGGCCCGAACATGAGCCAGGAGGTAGCCGACGCCCTGCGCAAGCATCGCCGCATCGTCGTCAACTTCACTCACCGGCTGGCACCTGACGCCGACATGCTGGTGGCAATGGATGGCAACTGGCCGCAGGAATTCCGCGACTTCGCCGGCATGCGCGTGACTGGCGTACTGGACGACGACCTGGACGCGCTGTACATCGGGCCGCGCTGGGAGCGCGTGCAAATGGAGGCCGGGCGCCAGATCGAAGTCCACAACAGCGGTCTGACGGCGATTCGAGTTGCTGCCGCGATGGGCGCATCTCGCATCATCCTTGCCGGTTTCTCACCCGACACGCCCGGCCACTGGTATGACAACCAGCACGACGCATACACCGGAGTCGCGCAGGGACTGGCTGCGATTGAAGCCGAATTGACGGCGCGCGGTGTGGTCGTGGATCGGTTTGTGATGGGCGACGGGACCGGCGAGGCCTTGCCCGCGCTGCCCTTGACCAGCTACAGCAAAAAGGCAAAACGTGTCTGACGTAAAGGCCGTCCGCTACCTGCTGGCGAACAATGCCACGCTGACCGCGCAGGTCCCTGCCACGCGAATCATCAGCGGCGTGCTGCCGCAGGACATCGCACTGCCAGCGATCAGCGTCACCCACGTCTCCACGGTGCGCCCGCAGATGGTCAACACCGCGTCCAAGCTGTGTGTCTCGCGCGTGCAGGTCACAGTGATGGCGGCCAGCTACGCAACGCAGAAATCCATTCTTGCCCTGGTGCGCGCCGCGCTGCCACGGTCCCGTGGCTCCGTCAACGGCGTGGCCGTGGACTCAATCCTGATCGACATCGAAGGCCCCGACTTCACCGACGAGGCCGGGCTCTACATGGGCTCCATTGACTACCGCGTGACCTACACCGAGTAGGTTCTACCCAGATCAGCAACAGCCCGCCGCGCGCGGGCTTTTCTGCGTCCAGTTCCCCGAAAGGGGAAGCCCGCCCGCCGCGATTTCCGCAGACGGGCTTTTTCATTCTGAAAGGAAATCAATCATGGCAGAAGGAACAGTCCTCCACACAATGAGCGGCGCAACGCTGGCGATCAGCGCCAGCCTGCCCGCGACCTACAACGCCGCAGGCTACGGCGCCACAGCCATGGTCTACACGACCGTGGGCGAAATCGAGAACTTCGGCAATCACGGCGTGACCGCGAACGTCACCACGTTCACCGCCATCGCCAATTCGGTGGTGCAGAAGTTCAAGGGCTCGAAGAACTACGGCACGATGAACCTGGTGATCGGCAACATGCCCAGCGATGCCGGTCAGGACATCATCGAAACGGCCGCCGAATCGACGGCGCGCTACTCGGTGAAGATCAGCTACCCGACCCGCGCGGGTGAATCCACAGCGGAAATCCACTACCTGGACGTGCTGGTCAGCAAGCGCGAATTCCAGGACGGAGCCGTGGACGACGTGCGCAAGATCGCCGTGGACTTTGAAGTCTGCCGCGCTCCCGTGATCGTCGCAGCCACCTGATCCCCGGCCACCAGGCCAACCCCTTGCCACGACCCGGCCCCGTTCGCTCCTTCGCGGGGGCGGCGGGGCTGGGTACGGGCTTTTCAACCTCCCCGCGAAAGGAAACAACCATGAACGCATCCCAGATCCAGGCCGACCCGGCCGCCGCATTCGACATCGCCCAATTCGAGGCGTCTGACACTGCCGTCATGGACGTGCTGCTGCCCAACGGCCAGCCCATGATGCACAACGGCCAGCCGGTACAGATCGAGCTGTACGGCCCCGGCTCCGAGCAGGACTTCAAGGCCCAGGTCGAAATTGACCGCGTGAACAGCGAACGCATGATGCAGACGCTGCGCGGCAAAACCGCCAAGGACGAAGTTGCCGAGCGCCGCGCCGCGCAGATCAAGAAGCTGGCCGCCGTCACCAAGGAAGTGCGAAACCTCCCCGTGTCTGCTGTGGACATCTACGGCAACACGAAGCTGGGCTACATCACCAATCAGGTGCTGAAGTTCCAAGGGGACTGGTCCAATTTTTTGCCTCCGAGCGCGCAGACCTGATCCTGCATGTGCGGCAGATGGCATGGCTTCGCGCCGTGCCTGACCCTCCCGAGCCAAAAGGAAGCGCCAAGCCGCCGCCGCCCGACAGGCGCAGCCGCATGACGCGCATGACGGACAGCGGCATCAATCCCCCGATGCCCCCGGTGCTGGCTGGGCACAGGTTTCTGGCGTGGCTGTACGACGCCGGCCCCGGCATGCAGACCGGGCAGGGCCTTGTCCCGCTGAGCAACGCGGAAATCAGGGACTGGCAGCACTGCAACGGCCTGCGCCTGACGCGTCTGGAAGCGCAGACCCTGCGCGAGCTTTCGCAGGCATTTGTTGCCGAACTGAACAGCGCCAGCGACCGCACGCGCCCGGCACCGTACCGGGTTGAAGAAATCGACATGACCAAAGCGAAGCAGCAGGCCGCGCAATCCATGCGCGACACGCTGCGCGCGATGTGAAGGAAATCCATGAACGCCGGGTCCTTGGAAATATCTCTGGCGGCCGACGTCGCCCGCTTGCGCGAGGACATGAACAAAGCGCTTGGCCTTGTCCAGCGTACCGCGCGTGGCTTTGACGACGCTGCCGCACAGATGCGCGGTGCGCTGGGTGGCATCGGGGGCGGCCTGAGCGCCGCCGCGTTTGGCACCTGGATCAAAAGCGCCATCGACTTCCAGGACCAACTGAACGACCTGAACAAGACCACCGACATCGCGGTGAGCAAGCTGGCCGGTATCAGCCTGATGTCCAAGCAGACGGGCAGCGACCTGACCGGCATGGCCCAGGCTATGAACAAGCTCACGCTGGAGATGGGCAAGGCGCCGGAAAAGTTCGCCAAGATCGGCATCACAGCAAAAGACCCGCTGGAGGCATTCAAGCAGTTGTCCGACATCTTCCGCAGCATTGAAGATCCGCAACTGCGCGCGGCTGTAGCGGCGGAAGCATTGGGCAAGGGTTGGACCAGCGCGGCGCCGGCACTGGCGGAGGGCTCCAAGGCCATTGGCGATATGGTCACGCGCGGCGAAGAGCTGGCGGGCATCACGGCGCTGGATGCCGAAATGGCCGACGCCTTCAACGATTCCATGTCGGAGCTTCAGCTGGCCCTGATGGGCACGGCGTCCAATCTGGCCGGCGACATGCTGCCGCTGCTGACCGAACTGGTGCAAAGCCTGACGGAAGTGACGGCATCGGCCAACAACACCGAAACGCCGTTCAACATCCTGACCGAGACACTGCGCGCGCTGATTGTGATCGGCGGAAACGTGGCGTTTGTGATCCATGGCATCGCCGTGGAAATCGGCGGCATGGCTGCGCAGGCTGCCGCGTTCTTCACCGGGAACTTTTCGCAGGCCAAGCAGATTGGCGATGACATGGCCGCAGACGCAGAGCGCCGCCGCGCGACGTTCGACGCCTGGGAAAAGTCCATGATGTCCGCCGGTACTGCCGCCTCATCGCTCGGAAACGAAACCGATGCCCTCAGCCGCCGGATGGCGGCCAACGCCAAGGCCACGTTGAGCGCTGCAGAGGCGGCACGCCTTAAGGCGTTTGTCGATGCAGCCGCCAGCAAAAAGGCCGCTGACGAACTGAAAAAGCAGCGCGAGGAGGATGAGAAGTTCCGCATCGCTTGGGGGCGTGCTGATGCCACCCGCCAGGGTGATGCTGTGCTCAAGCGCAACGAGGAAGAGGCCAAGGCCCTGGCCGCTGCCATTGACGGTCTGACGGAATCACGCAACCGTCAATTCGACGCCGACGCCAAGGTCATCAAGTCAGCCGAGGACATGGTGGCTCAGGCTCAGTTCGAGCTGTCCATCATGGGCCTGTCCAACGTGGAGCGCGAGAAGGCCATCGCCCTGCGCCAGCTTGAGGCCACGGGCATCGACAAGGCATCGCTGAAATACGCCGAGCTGGCGGAGGCCATGAACAAGGTGATTGGCGACCGCGCTGCCATGCAGAAGCAGATTGACGACTTCCAGAACGTCTGGAACAGCATCGACCGCACGGCCCAACAGACCTTCACCAACATCTTCGAGGGCGGCCAGGACGCTTTCACCAAGCTGCGCGACACGCTGAAGGCCACGCTGCTGGATTTGCTGTATCAGATGACGGTGCGGAAGTGGGTGTTCAACCTGGCGGCGAACGTGACCGGGGCCAGCGCGGGCGCGGTCGGCAGCGTGGCAAACAGTTCCGGGCTGAACTCCATCGGCGGCCTGCTGGGCAACTTCAGCGGCATGTCCATTGCCAACAGCCTGGGCAGCATGTTCGCCAACGCCACCGGCGGCGGCCTGGACGCGCTGCTGGCCACCAACGGAGCCTTCGGCACGGCCACGGGTGCCGGTGCCGGCCTGATGTCGCGCTTGGCATCTGCGCTTCCCTATGCAGGTATTGCCCTTGCGTTGGCCAGCTTCCTGGAAGGCGACCGCGGCGGCCCCAAAACCGAAGGCGGCGCCGACCTGGCCAGCACCATCCAGCAGCAGTACAACGGCATCGCCGCGCAGCTGGGCATCACCAACAAAGCCATCTTCGAGGCCTTCTACAGCAAGGACCCTCAAGGCGACAGCCTGACCCAGCTGCGCGTGGCCACCCTGAGCGGCGGGCGCAACATCTACGAGCGCCTGGGCGAGGAAAACGTGGGCCGCAGCGATGCTGAGTTTGCAGCGGCGGTGGGCGACGCCACCATGCGCGCCATCATCGCCGCGCTGAAAGACTCGGACCTGTCCAACGAGTACAAACAGTACCTGAACGCCCTGGCCGACGACGCCAGCA